CCGCCGCTACCTCATCGTCTAGATAGCCCTCCAAGTTCGGGCTAGCGTTAAAGCTATAAGAATCCGTCATTGTCGCGCCGGCATACACGAACGGTTGCAGAAATCTAACGCGTGTCATGGCTTCGCCCCCTTGTTGTTTTCGATCAGCTTCCTCATCTCATCCACAATCTCGCGTATCTCGTCCCTGTGCTCTTCCACACGTAGATTAGTAGATTCAATCTTCTGGCACATCTTCTTGAGCCAACTGAATGTAACACCACTTGCCGCCAAAAGTGTGAATATCGCATACAACACATTTTCCCAATTAATAGTATTAATGAAGTCCATATGATCATCTCCTTATGTAGCCCCGTTAAGGGGCCTCGACTACAATCCGATGATTCCGCGGATTATATCAATGATAGGTTGTAAGAAGTCCATTCTGCTCACCCCCTCTCATAAGAGAGGAAGCTACTCGCCTCTTTTCTGGAGATGACGTGGGTTAACGCTATTATCTATTTTCAAGTTTAGGGCTTTTGCTATCTTCTCCCATGACACTACTTTGAAGTTCTGATTGAATAAGAAAGGGAATCGCTTGTCTGTGTTGACTCCATCTTGGGCAACAAAGAAGCCATTAGGCCATTTATCCCCTAGGCCGAAGCTCACCACATCAATACCATCAGTATCAAAGGTACCATCCACTATGCCTTTATTGATTTCAAAGCTATTAATATATTTATTGGTTACACGGTCATATACTGCATAGGTGCTATTCCCTTGGCTGGAGATGATGAGATATCCGCCACCATCTGACGTATAGTATATTGTCATGCCCTCAATATCTGGTGTAAGCATTCCGTCCCAAGCTGTACCAATCTTAGTGAGTGTATCGTCACCTGGTTCAGCATTAAACTTCCACACGCTTCCTCGTTCTTCTGCTACATAGATGAACCCATATTCATCATCTGCTACTATCCCTTCTGTCATCGAAGAGAACTTCATCGAGCGAACCAGTTTCCCGTCGATCTTCCCTTGTCCATTGTCATAGAGTTCATACTGTTCAAACTCTCCGCCTTTACCAGCGATCAGGGCGTAATATTTGTCTGTGCGCTGGCTATGGTACATTGAAAACCCGTACATTTTGGGCATTTTGGGTTTTATGGGTGCGCCATTCACATTACGCAAGCGGCCTTCCTCTATTGTATAGAGGGATATTTCCCAACTAGTTCTATTAGATCCGCCGACAATGTCCACACGCTTTCCTCCGAGAGGGAAGCCATAGCGAAGATCAATGTTGTTTATTTTCCCAAAGTCATAGCTCACTGTTCGGTTCCCATCAAGGTCATATACCTCAATTCCCTCTTGCTTATCGCTCCCTAGGATTCTGCTCTTAGTTACATCCGTTGGATGAACCCAGATAGCAGGATCATCCGCCGCATCGCCTGAATTGTGTACGGGTGTAGTTTCTATATCTGCGGTAACAGGAAAGGTCTTTTGTGGCATGGGCGTAGCAAAAGCAGTGGTACATAAAAGTAGCGCAATTGCTAACAGAGTTGTTGTCACACGCATTCGATTCACCTCCTTTCACACACCAATAATAATGATGTAGATGATGTCAATGAGATCCTTTAACGTCATTTCTAAACATCTCCTTATGAAAAAGGCACCCTTTCGAGTGCCTTCATCATTTGCTTTGCTATTCGGTTAACTACTGGTACCGCTACGCTGTTGCCAAATTGCTTGTACGTGGTTTCCTTCCCAAGATTATCTGGTATCTTAAATGTTTCTGGAAATCCTTGATATCTTGCGCATTCTCGAGTAGTAAATTGTCTCGGGTTCTTTTCTTCTTGAAATATTAAATTGTTAGAAATATCTTTAGTTAGTAATGTGCGTCCATACGTTTCTAAATCCAATATATTATAGCTAAACCCTCCTGATTTCCCATGCCCATACTTCTCTTTCTTGCGCTGAAAGTGATTCCATGTCCCATCGGGGAGAGTATACTTATCATCTGCGTTATCCTCTAAGATACTTTTTACTGGGGGCCCTTTATCGGGTAGTATGGGCCATTCGAATTTCAAAAAGTTAACGATGCGATCCATTCCTACAATATAAACTCGTTCACGATTCTGCGGAACCAATCCCTTTGAACTAAGTACTTTCCATTCAACATTATATCCCAATTCGTCCAATATATTTAAAATGGTTGTAAACTCACGACGGAAAGGCTTATGAGTAAGTCCTTTCACATTTTCCAATAAAAATGCTCTTGGCTTCTTTTCTCTTAGGATGCGTGCAATTTCAAAGAACATGGTTCCTCTAGCATCCTCAAATCCCAACCGCTTACCCGCCATGCTGAACGCTTGACAAGGGAAGCCAGCGAGAAGGATGTCATGATCTGGAATGTCTTTCGCATCTATTTTGGTTATGTCCCCGTGCGGTCTCTCTCCAAAGTTGAGTTGATAAGTATCGCACGCTTTCTTATCAATCTCTGAAGAGAATACACATGTGCCAAAATCTTCGAATGCTAGACGCATACCACCGATACCAGCGAAAAGATCAATGAACTTCATTAATTACATCACCTCCAATAAAAAAAGCACCCCATTTTAATTCGGGATGCTGAGTTCTATTTAATTCGCTTCATGATGTCCACATCTTCACTATAGAATCCGTTGGATGTGCCAAGCCATCGAAGTGTTACATATCCTTTTGCTGTAGAAAATTTGTAGAATGTCCATGTGTGACTTCCTTCATTATAATCATTCTGGGCATGATCGACATTGGATACTTCCTCAGCCATCGTCAAAGGAGAGCCAATTAAATCGTCCAAATCTCCTATTATCTCTTCACACCATACATCCACAAAACATATACGTGATATAAGATTACACATCCGGAAAATATCTCCATCAGCAAAGTGAAAAAGCATCTCTCTCTTGTCTTCACTAAGCCCAATTTTATCAAGTACTTTCCCTAACCAATTCTCAACTTTACATTCGATTGAGTTATATTCCCATTTAACACTCACCCCCATCACCTCATTTAAATTTAGTAGAATTCTTATAAATAGAAAATAATGCAGATATGTATAATTTTTGATTGCTTTTTGTGAATGCTAGTATTCAAATGTTGTATTAGTGCTATTTACCTTGGTGTAGAATAATATTCATGATTCTAATTGGTAGATATTTCCGTGTTTGTAATTAGGATGGTAAACCTAATTACATACGAAAACGTTGATTTTACTGGGTTTTTAATTTCGGTTAAGGGATACAAAACAATTCTTTTGTAACGTTACGTTATTGATCCTATTCGTCCTATTACGCCGTTTTTGTTTTCTGTATAAATAGCCATCGCTAATAGATCTAGTATCTTGTTCTTGCAATGCTGAAAGAAAAAGTATGTTTCTGTCATATCACCTTTGAGCACTTGTTCATATTCTATTTTTTCGTCAATCCACAATTGCAACGAGATTTCCATTTTAGATGCGTCGGGAACATGATTCGTTATTTTTACTTCGATCCCCATATCCGCTAGAATGCCCATCATTTCGTATAACTTTTCTACATGTTGATTGGGAACGACAGATTTAAAAAGATTTTGTATTAAGTATCTCTCTGCTTTTTCGTTTTTCGATTCCACCCGCTCACCTCTTCAAAGAAAATCTTCTCCATAGATTTACACTTACCCCCATTATAACGGCGACACAGAGCAGAATACATCCCAGTATACCTGCTACTATTGCTATTAAAACTTTTAATATCTTCGGCAGTAATGCGACTCCGATTCCTATCAAGACGCACATTAATACTACTTCTGGTGTCATCCGCTCACCCCTTATTTTATCCATATACTCAAGAGCAAAGCTAAACACGAAAATCCTAATACCATCAATAGCACTATATTCATTAGTCCCTCATCCGAGCTATCTTTAACAGTTTTCAAATTAGTGAATTGCTTTTCGTAAATTGGCTTCTTTTCCATCCGCTCACCTGTCCTCCTTCAATTCGTATTCTATAGTAAGCTTTACACATCTATTTAATGATTCTACTTCTTTCGTTACACTTTCTCGATCGACACTAGTTATTATTATCTTCTCATCATACATAGCATTTGAAAGATCCTTCAGCAACGCATCAACTTTATCCTTACTTATAACTGGACTTATGTCCATCCGATCACCTCACCATCCACTTGTACACACCCCAGAATATAACTGAAAATATACTAAATCTTAAGACTGTTCCTGTGAAGGACACAAACAATGATCTCATCCGCTCACCTCTCCCAAAATTTCCACCAAGGCCGTTTGTAGAATTCCTCGATTATGTATGCTTTATCGGATATTAGTTCAAATGTTATTTTATGTTCATGACTAATAGATTCTTTACAATTTTTCACATAGAATCCATCTTCTACAGCTCTTTTCAGCAACTCTTCTAAAAATAATATTGTATACTTCTTCCGTAGTTCATCCTGGGTGCTCTCTAATTCTTCTAACACTTCTTTTCTACTTAGTTCTTCCATCCGCTCACCTACCCAAAATATACATTTTTCAAGTATTTTCTAAATGTTAATTCTTTATAAGAATATCCCCGATAGTAACGAAACTGACGATACGACAACCATAAATGATTTAGATAAATCAAAGGAAACACGCATGCTACTGCTATTAATATACTACATAGTGCCTCAAATAATTGATTCATGACTTTATCGCTTCCTTTACAATTTCTGCCTTCATCTTGAATATATATAGCTCACCATAAAAACTGAATATGCACAATACTAAGGCAATAAGCAATACCCATTTCATCTCGCAGATGGCTTCCCATAGCTCTTTTAGATCAGACATCCGATCACCTCCACAGTCTGCCGCACCCATCCTATGATTATAACCACCTCACTTGTGGTATACTTCCGTGCTTCGCTCCCCACGATGCTAGAGCTAGTGCAATTACACAGTCGTCATTTTGTCCAGACGGCGCGTTATATCTCATGTTGCCCGCTCTAGTAATCTCGTATTGGTAGCTCATTAACTCGTTTATGAGTACTTTGTCATTCGGATAGCTTATTTCCTGCTTCTCAATCAGTACCGCAAGGTGTTCAATTAACTGTTGCTTACTCGTGTTGGTGAATTGATATCCTTCGACGTTTAACCCTGTTTTCTGCACAGCCTCAAGGATAGGATCTCCCACACCACTACTGTCAAGTATCACCTTAGCGTTATTGTATTTACGCGCCATTGTTTCCACGCGCTTTACTTGCAAGCTGTAGTCTACTCGATTGAATCGATCCATTGCAACAACTCGTCCAGTAGAATTTTCCATGACGACAACAGCAGAAAAATCGGTATGCTTAGCAATATCCCAAGAACAAGTATAGGATCGGCCACTTATAGGCACCTCCAGTGTGTCTTTCACGCATGACATAACGTTACGGAACACTTGGCCACCATCTTCTAGGAACTCTGCGAGATACTCTTGTTTAAATACGTCTGAGGGAAGTGTGCTACGTACTTCTTCTATTTCTGTGGGCGGTATGTATGGATTAGCGGATGTGGGGAATTTGAATGATGCGTAGTCTGGGTACTCTGGGTCTTGGCCTCGAGTGAATAAAGTATGGAACCAAGAGTTGATTCCCCGTGGAGTTGATATAATTATAGCACGTCCGCCAGTATCTGAGAGCATCGGCCTCAAAACATTCGTCCATGCTTCTTCAGGTACTAGAGACGCTTCATCAATCACCATGATATGCGCATGGTCACCACGGATATTTGATGAGTTTTCGGTACTAGCGAATTGAATGACGCTCCCATTAACTAAATGAATCTCCATAGGATTGAGCGTGGAACTTTTAACGATATTATCGAACTCTTGCGTAATTAATCTATGCGCTAAACGGCACTGGCGATATACTGGAGCGATCCAATAACCACGCTGACCCTTATTTTCCCAGACGTGTTTAACTAACTCATTGATGGCCATGAGTGTTTTCCCAAATCTTCTCCCACAGCTTACTACGATGAACCTTTTGAGTGATGCGTGAAGTCTTTGTTGAGCAGAATGAGGTGTGTATAATTTTATTTTAGCCTTCACCCCATTCACCCCATAAACAAACTATCCGAATAGCGATAGTTGGAAAGTTGGTAATCTTGACAGAAGAGCGTGTTCAGGATCTTCTCTTATATCATCCTCGGGAACTCTTATGGTTTGATATCCTTGCTTTTTAAACCACTTGTCTCTTTTTATATCTTTCCTTCTTATTTTCTCCACCGTTTTATGCTGGGTACCATCTGCTTCAATAAGAAGGTCTAAATGAGGAATAAAGAAGTCCGCATAGTAAACTACACCCCTCATACCTGTAATAAATTTCTTTTCCATCTCATACGGCCAACCTAACTTTATTATTTCTTTTTCAACAGCTATTTCTAATGAGGATGGTCCTTTATAATTCCATCTGCATTTACGACTACAGAAAGATCCATCACCATCTCGCTTCAGAAGGCACGGTATAAGATAGAATTTGATCTCACAATTTTTACATACACGTTCAATTCTTTCTACAATTCTACTCTGTGATAAGCATTTATGAGAACAATAAATACCATTTCCTTGCTCTATCTCCCACTGGTGTGCCAAAAAACTCTTATCACATTGTTTGCATATTCTTTCAGAAGGGGGATTTCTATTGTATTTACACTCATTGGAACAGTAAGTTCCTCCGCCTTGATTCAAGCGATACATAGGTTTATAGAAAGTAATACCACAAGTTTTGCATGTCAATTCTTTTCCTTTGAGCTGGGATAAACTTTTACATTCAAGGGAGCAAAATTTTCCGCCCCCTTTTTTTACCCATGCACTAGGAATTCGGAACGCATTATAACAGTACTGACAAAATTTAACTACACCTTTATATATCCTTTTTACAGGGGAAAACTTCTTCTCTTTTTCCATGTACTAATTATATCAAATTACTCATTTTTCCCCCACTCCGCGATATACTCTACATTCTCTATCTTCGCTTCGTGCTTAATCTCGCGTCGGTCTGTCCATACGCTAGGCTTACGATTCTTCAAGTAAAATATCTGAGCTGTCGTATTGGGCTTCTCATACTTTTCCACCCACACGACCTCACCCTTGTTAGTTACCACTTGCTCTTTATAATAAAAGCCAATCGCACTCTTGAACATGGCGTTCTCAACATGGCAATCAGCTATTTCTTTGGACACTCGGAGAGCTTCATGAATCTCACGCGACTTCTTTCTCCAGTTCTGCAACGTGTTACGTGAGATCCCCATGTTTCCCGCTATCTGTTCGAACGTGAGTCCGCTTCTTGCCCATCCAGAGAGCAGGACTAATGCATCTTCATTTGTCCAATCCTGCATGGATACTCGCATTAACCCCACTCCTTTTTTTAGATGCCCAACCAGAACAAAAAAAATAGCCCGAAGGCTGAATTTGAACCAGCAAGGAACAAGCGTTATATTTCTCGCACTATACCATAATATCACGTTTTACCCCCTAAATTTTACCAATTTTCTACCAATTTATCTACTGCATGCCTAAACTCTCAGCAATCTTATTTATAAATATAGATCGTAATCTATATAATGTAGATTCCGGAATATCATGGTCGAATGATAGTTTAGTCCACGATATTGATGGCCTCTCCCAATACTTATCCTCAAAGGCTTCACGATATCTAGATTCTGTATCAACCATCGCCACATCTATTACGAATATAATCTCCTCCATGCGTAATTTTAACTTATGTGTAGTAAGCATAGACACTATATAAAATGTAGGATTAGATACATCTGTTGATCGTATCTCATGTTTGGGCGGGGTAGAGTTCAATATATCATCGTGCAACTTCTTTAAGTGGCGCTTGGTTTGGGGATAATCATATAGCTCTTTCTCTATATAATTGAATGTACTTCTGTGCAATCGCACGGATTCCAACACTCCTCGCATATAAAATGTGTATCGCGCAATGGGATAAACCGTGCTTTACATAGTAGGCATATGTGTTTTAACCCCCTATGCGTTTGTACCGCCATGCCGAATAGCTCTAGCTGAGTATTATCCATGTAATGTACACCTCGTTTTTAAACAGAATATTCCGATATATTTTTGCGCATATAATCCATAAATGTTTCCAGGGGCATAACTATAAGAGTATCTTTCCTGTCTGCCTTTATCGCTAACGCATCCACATGCTCATTGTTCAACCACTCATATATTTTTTTGAAGCCATCTTTGCGTACTTTGCACTCGAATGTCATTCCTAAACCCTTTACGTCACCAGAGTATTCTCCGCCCATCGCGCCAGACAGTGGCACACGATATCCTCCAATAGACTTAGCGAACTCACGCTCGAATCTTGCTCCTTTATCACGTGCATATTTTGACATTGTGCACCTCCGTTCCCATCTATAATTATACTATGTCTATTCATATGATCATAAAAAAACGGAGGATAGAATCCTCCGAAACCATTGCTACTTGTGGGTTAATAGGCTGTGAAGCCGTTCGCGTTGGGAGTTGTCCAGATCTCTCACAAAGTTTTCTAGAGTATCCTTTTTATGCTTATCTTTCACAGTATGTGTGTAATCCCAAAGATACTTCTCGTCGATATTGAAGAAGTGTGCGAACACCATTTTGTATATGGTACGCATATCCCTCTCTCCACACTCCCACGCACACACCGTATCCCTACTCACGCCCACGAGGAGTCCCAACATATACTGAGAGAGCTTTTTCTCCCTACGTAGTTCGCGTAATCGCGATCCAATAACTTTTCGCTTGTGCTCTTCCAGACGTGGCAATTGGTGATCTATTAACGAGAACTTCTTTAAAATTGTACTCATCATACTTTCCCCCTATATGTGTGAGCCATCTGGCATAATTCTTCATAACGCTCCATTGCCCGCTTATACTTTTCGGGCGATAACTTCCCAGGATCTATATAATCCGCGCCCGTCACAATCTTACGCAACACCGCAAAATATTCCTCATCTGTTTTTATTTCCACAGTGTAGACTCCCCTGTTCATTGGTTGCATTGGTTGCGAGTTGGTTGCAACCAGCTATCCCTTGATATTACTGGGTAAAATGCAGTTTTCGATTGGTTGCAACTATAAGGGGGTAATTTTTAATAATATATATATACATGTAAATTTTGTTTTTTTACTTTTTATATGCAACCAAGCAACCAATCGAAAAAATATGCCGAATCCCTTGGTATCACTGGGATACATTGGTTGCAATATTCTGCAACCAATTACAACCAATTGGTTTTATTATTCAAATGCATGGAATGTCTTTCTAATCTTCCCATTCTTGCCACGCTCTTCTATCACTCGCCCATAACCATAGCTCTCTAGGATCGCAAACAGATGTTGAACATCCTCTTTTTTTACGCATCCGCAAACTCTACTCATCTGGAACTCTTTTGATGTGGACTTACCACCGTTTACTATTATCCAGTCCATAGCCTCTTCCACCCGTTGCTCTTCCATTGTCTTCTCCATTTGCTTATATACCTTGTACGAATTCTGCTTAAAATAGTCCATAATCGCGCACGCATTTTTTACTGTTATATCATCAATCTCGCCATCTTCAATCTCACCCGTCGCAACGCGCAATCTGTGAAGAATAAGGATTAGGCGCGCTAGTTGATTAGCCATCTTAGAGAACACGCCTTGTAGACGCTGCTGAAAGTCTTCTGCTGTACGCTCTTTGTATAAGTGCGTATGCCATTCTCCCCATTCAAACTTTGCGTCTAAGGACATTTGTAGGGTATGTGGAATCACTTCCCCCTCGTAGACGGCTAGAGGTTCTTTTTCCAACATGCACCTCACGATATCGGCCCATGCTGTTTGTATTTGATCAGGTAAATCATCCCATGTGAATTCTGCGATCTGTTGCATATCTGGATAAGCTATGAGATAGCGATCTGTATATCCATCGGCCATGGTGCGTAACTCTTCTAGTTGCATCAGCGTACCTGGTGGCAGATTACCTACTATTGTTAGACATGGACGTGTGACTATGACCGGATCTTCTTCCTTCTTGCGATTAACACGTATATTTGAGTTCGTCCAATTACTTAGATAAAACTGTCGATCGGCTCCCTTACCACCCTTATACTGGTTCATTCCGTTAACATGTGCGGATAGTTCATCATGTATTAATGCGAAACCGCGAGTATTAATTTGCATTAAGGGTGAAATGGCCTCAGGTGTGGCATCCGTTGTATAAATAGACTTACGCACGGGTGCCTTGGGTCTGCGGAGGAGTTCCCCCTTTGCGTCCAGGGGGGCCTCTCCGCGCGTGGCCTTTTGTAATTTCTTCCACTCTTTATATCGGCGTTCATACTCCTCTAAATCCGCTTCATACTTTGCTTTATCGCGATCATAATTGTTATCGTATTCTGTTTGCATATCAAATATGGGTTTGAATACAATATTCATAGCAGGACTCTTGGAAGTGCCAGGATCGGCCACCAACATGATGTAAATATTCGCCAGCTGCGTATATCCCTTTTTGATCTCAATCTCATAAGATTTACCAATAGCGATTGAGGCAGCAGCCAGGATATTTACAACAATAAAATCATGCGGTACATTGAGAGAGCTTGACGATTTTTTAATGTATTCCCGAATTACCTGTGGGAAGGCGTGTATCGGGAATGCGTCAACGGTGGGGCGCTTGGGGCGCTCTACCTTCAACTCCTCGGCTATTTCCTCTTGCGTCATGCTATCCACAAATTTTTGAGCCTCTTCCTCTCGAATCATTTCGTTCTCCACATCTGCTTGTGCATTTGCTATCGAGCGCGCATAGTATCTATCATCCTTCATCTTTACACCTCTTAGCCGACGGAAGAACACTAGGAAGTCTGCTATTTCTTGTGGAGAAAACGATCCTTTAACCATCTCCTTAATCAATGCCCAGTCGCGATCGGAGTCACTTTTATACAAAACCTTGCTTACGTCTATAGATCCGTTAAACTTCTCGTTATTACTGCGTAAAACATTAATCTTTGATTCTAATT